TGTAATGGCAGCTAAAGGTGGCTATATATTTGCTCCTGATGAACTAGGTGACCCACGAGTCAAAGAAGAAATGAAAGACAACCCTGAGTTCTCTGAGTTTTCTATAGATCAACAAGATGCTGTAGCTAATAAGATGCAACAAAGGTTTGCTCAACCGCAAGATAGAATGAGGCCAGCTAGAGGTTACGCTGTAGGTGGACAGCCACAACAACCACCACAACTTCTTAATGCTGAAACCGCTGTGTCTCTTCCAGAACAATTTAGAAATAATACTGCAATAGGAAGTCCTCCTCAATTTAGTGACCTGAGAGATAGATCAGCTGAACTAAAATTGATGGATGGTTATCAAGGACTAGCAAGGATACAAGATGCTAGGTTTAGAAAGACTGCTCAACCTCTCCAACCAGATCCACGTTTTAATCAAGGACCAGTGCTATCTAATCGACCTTACCAACCAGATAGCCTAATAGCACGAGCAGATACTAGAAAGTTTGGTGAACAACCTAATATCTTAAGTCGTGTTCCTTATGATCCACCTATGCAAGCTTTTCAAGCCGAAGAACAACTTCCTGAAGCTAATCTAGCAGCTATTAGTAGAGTACCTATAGAAGCTCAATTTCAAACTAATCGTGGACCTACTGAACTTACTAAAACTATGGCAGCTCCACAAACTGACTTAAACAAATTAGCTGACGCACAAAAAGACATGATGACTAAAACGTACACTGATCCGGGCAGTGTTATTACTGCTGGTGTAACTGAGAACATAGTACCGTCTGCCTATACTGAAATAGCTGAAGGTACAGGTCAAGTTACAGGTGATCCATCTGCTGCTGTTCCTACTAAAACTGATGTGTCTTCTGTCGCAGTTCCAACAGCACAAGATCCTGCAGGTGTAGCAACAACTACAAAAGTAGCAGGTGACGTTAAGACTGCAACGGAGGGAATGACTGGAGCTACAGGTGCAGTAAGTGATGACGCTCAAGTAACTGCTGCAACAGAAGATAAGTCTGCTGTATCAGATTTAGAAGCAGCACAGGGTACAGCTAATGTAATGGAGAACCCTGTTAAGCGTAAGATAGAAGATGGCGAAATAGTAAGTGGGGCTGCTGATGCAGCAACAGCCGCTGCGTTTACAGAGCAAGTAGAAGCTGCTACTGCAACACCTTCAAAGAAAGCTACAGTTAAAGGTCAACTCGACACACTCATGGATGACTTCGAGGGTGGTGAAACACCAGTATGGGCAGCAGGAGCAATGAGAGCAGCTACAGCAGCTATGGCAGCACGAGGATTAGGTGCATCAAGCATGGCAGGACAAGCTCTTGTACAAGCAGCTATGGAGTCTGCACTACCTATAGCTCAAGCTGATGCTGCAACGACTGCACAATTTGAAGCACAGAACTTGTCAAACAGACAACAACGTGCTATGCTTGCAGCACAGCAACGTGCTACATTTATAGGTCAAGAGTTTGACCAAGAGTTCCAAGCACGAGTAGCTAACTCTGCACGTATAGGTGATATAGCTAACATGAACTTTACTGCAGAGCAACAGATAGCTCTAGAGAATGGACGAGCAGCTAACACAATGAACATGGCTAACTTAACTAACTCACAAGCTATGGTTATGGCTGAAGCTGCTGCACTATCACAGCTAGACATATCAAACTTAAACAATAGACAACAAGCTGCAGTCCAGAATGCTCAGAACTTTATGCAGATGGATATGCAAAACCTAAGTAATGAGCAGCAAACTACTATGTTTAAGAATCAACAAATTATGGCTTCGTTATTTACAGATCAAGCTGCGGAAAATGCAGCTAGTCAGTTTAATGCTACATCTGAAAATCAAACACAACAATACTTTGCGTCTCTTGCAAACCAAACAAATCAATTTAATTCTGCACAAACAAATGCAATGTCACAGTTTGATGCTGAAAGTGTAAATACAATTAATAGATTTAATGCTGAACTAGAAAATCAAAGAGATCAATTTAATGCAAAGAATGCTTTAGAGATTGCTCAAGCTAATGTACAGTGGAGACAAAATGCTACTACTCTTAATACTGCCGCAGCTAATGAGGCTAACATGGAGTACGCTAAAACTGTTAATGGCTTAACTGGTACAGCACTAGATCAACTATGGCAAAGAGAAAGAGATCTAATGTCTTTTGCTTTTAATAGTTCTGAGAAAGCAGCAGATCGTGCAGTTCAAGTTGCTGTTGCAAAATTAACAGGTGAACAAGCAGAAGCATTAGCAGACAGTGTAGGAAAAGGTAAATTTTTAGCTACAATACTAGATGGTTTTGTAGGTAATATTTTTGGGTAGGAAGTAATAATGGCAGATAAAAGTGTAACAAGTTGGTTTAAGAATGTTTTTGATAGTGTAAGAACTGAAACTGATGAGTATATAGAGAGTTTTTTTGGTGACATGACTAGACCTGATGCCATAGTTACAAAAAAAGGAGATCCTGTAAAAATAGATTCCTCTAGAGGTATTGTTACTCGACCTTTATCTTCAACAGAAAGACTAAAAGAAGCAGAAAATGTTGCTGTAGATCTAGATAGATCTGCTGTACTAGAAAAAAAGTATGTTAAAAAGTATTTTGATTCGTACAGTGATTTAATAAAGAGTGCAGGTAAAAGTTTTCAACCTGAAGATACTTCTGAAACAGAGAATAAATATAGTAAATATAGAGATACTAATTTTTATGGTGGCAGTGAGGACAGATTAGGAGATTTAAAATTAGATGTGCCTAAAGACTTACGAGGAATATTTAAAGATAAAGATCAATGGAATACTTTTAAAGAAACTATACATGGTATTGAATCTAATGTAAAAGATTATGGTGCTGAAAAAGGTAAGTATACAGGTAGATTTATGATGGGTCCATCTGCACTTAGCGATGCTAGAGAGTATGACAGTACCTTACCTCTAGTAGGCAAAGATAAAACATCTCGACAAATGTTTAAAGATGATCCTAACTTGCAAGAAAGATATTATGCAGCTTTTGTACAATCTAACCACAAAAGATTAATGAAGTTAGATGCATATAAAAAATTAAGTAGTGATGACAAAATAGCAGCTTTAGGGTTTGCCCAACAAGGATACGGTAATACTAAAAATTATATAGAAAAAGGCATAGTTAGTGTAGACGGTAATGGTGTAAAGGGAACTAAATATGTAGATGCATTAGCTAAAGAGTTGGGTCTTAAAGTCACATCTGCAGAGACATTCGCTAACATTTATAACAGTAAACCTTTAGTTCCTAGAATAAGACCTAAAAAAACAGAACGAATAATAAAACCTATACTACGACCTACTACAAAAAAAAGAGAGTAATAACTAATGAGAAAAAGTGAACTAGACAATTATCTTTTAAACGGTCCTATTGCAGGGTCGTCATGGACAGATAGACCAAAGAATGCTAGATGGGAAAATCCACCAGAGGATACTGATCCTGAGATAGCTCTTCAAAAAGTTCTTGATGGTATAAATAAACCAGAAGTACTAGATGATTTGTCTGTTTTAATGGAGATAGGTTTTCCTCTTATGTCATTAAGAGATACATTAAACACCATGAATGTAATGGAAGGTAGATATTCTTTAGATGTTTCTCTTATTATATCTGATATATTGTTACAACAATTAAAAACTATAGGTGACGAGCTAGACATAGATTATGTAATAGGCGATGAAGTATCTGATGAACAACGCCAAGAGGAAGAAGAAAGTAAAATATTAGCTATCTTAAAAAGACGAATTAAAATGTCTAAGAAAACTAAAACTTCTGATGAGGGTACTGAACTATTAGAAAACATTCAAAGTGATTTAGAAAAAGATCCTACATCAACATTAAATGCAGAAGGTTTTTCTGATAACCCGTTAGGTTTTGATGATTCTGTGATGAAAGATCTTCCTGAGTATAGTTCTGATGCAGATCAAATAGAAGACTTAGGGGGAAAACCCTTTAATCTTTTAGATGACCCAAGTATGCAAGACAATACTAACATGGGAGATAGACCTGAACGAGTACTACCAGACGAACAATTTGAATTTGAAGATGCACCACCTGATGATGGACCCTTTGGTACAAAAGATCCTAGAGGAGTAATGACAGAAGACAAAGGTCTAATGAGTAGAATGAGTAGGAGAACAGTCTAATGGGAATGTGGGCAGGATTTGGTGAAGAGTGGGCTGACATTCACGCTAGGCGTGTGAAAGCCTTAAATGACCAAGCAGAAAAAAGATACACTTGGGCAAACTCTTATGGTAAAAAAGCACTAGACGATTTAAAAAAACTATCAAATGAATATCAAGGTTACTTAGGTGTACTAGATGATTATGGTTGGTCAGCAAAAGCACAGAGTGGTTTACTAGAGACAGGCGGTTTAAATAAATTAAAACAGATAGCTAAGAAACTAGAGAAGTCTGATCATTTAAGAAAAGAAGAGATTCAAGCTATCATAAAAGAAGCAGAGTCTTGGTCTACTGAAGAAGACGGTGAAGTAAATAGTATGTCTCTTGTAGATAAAGTAAACAACGCTTTAAATCTTTACAAGCCATCACTAGAGAGTAGAGGAACTATTGACAGACAAAGTAATATGCTTGCTGCTATTCTAGGATATGATGCTAAATCAGAGTATACGGATATTAATATAGGTGGTTATAGCTATGAAGATTTAAGAACACTATCTGTATCTGATCCTACATATGGTGGTACTGGTGCTATGAAGTTTACTTCTTGGAGAGATGCTCCACCTGAGACTAAAGATCAAAGAGAAATAAAAAATTCTCTTATTAATGATGTAATACCTAATAAAATAAATACAGAAATAGATATTTTAAATAGAAATATTTCTATAGAAAAAAATAAACCAGCAGCGGAACAAAACGCTAACCTTATATTATCACTAGGTCAACAAGCAGCAGATTTAGAAACCTTAAAAGGATACTCAAATCCTGTTGAACAAATGATAAAATATAATCAAGTAGGTGGTCCTAATAGTAGGTTTGCAAAAGACATGTACTTTTTTGAACAGCTTCAGAGTTTTGATCAAGGACTTGCTGGTGGTGGAATATTAAATAACATATATCTACCTAATGTATCTAAGTATTTAAAAAATGCACAAGACTTAATAAAAAATAACGACAGGTCTTACGAGACTGTAGAAGACTATAATGAAGCGAGAGCTACAGGAACTCTTAGCTTTGGTCCAGTAATGATTGCAGGAAAAATAGTTTATCATGGCGGATAATGTAGCTAATTCTTTATCATCAGCAGAAGAAGAGTACAATAGATTCTTTAATATAGTAACTGATGAAACTAAAGAGTCTCCATTAAGTGATTTTACTTTTCCTACAGGTAGTTACGGAAATGACTCTGTAGTTGAAGGGCCGTTATCTGAACTAAGAAAACTAAGAGAAGAACAAGGGTATGGAATAAAACCTGAAGTAACAGTTGACCCTGATATTAAAGAACTTGTTAGTAAACAAGAAGAAGTTTTTAGTACACTTGAATCAGGTAGAGCTAATTTGTTGGGTGAAAAAGATTCATCTACTAGTGAAACAAAAGAAGTTATTGAAGAAAAAAAAGAAGAAGCTCCTTTTACTTACATGTTAAAAAGAAAAGATTTAATAGAGGGTACTCCTTCAGACCCTAACGCATTTACTAGAATTATATATGAGTATCTATTAGACAGAGATGGGTATGGGTACTATGAAAATTTAACTAAGCCTCAGTTGGTTGAGAAATGGATATACCACAACAGATATTTAGATGGAGGTAATGCTCACGCAACACTGAAAAAAATACAGCATGTTCTTTCAACAACCCCAGAAGGTGCATCTAAAATAAAAAACAATCACATTTTGTGGGAGAACTATGGTGGACCACTAAAGAATAATTATAAACCAGAAGCTAGAACTATAGCTGAAATGAATGCTGCTGAACGTGAAAGAGTACAAGAGTGGTGGGAAACTGGGGATATGATTACCGACTATGCAGGAGGAGCTATTTGGGATTTAACTAATTTAGCTACTATGTTTATATCTAGTGCAATAAAAAAAGGTGCTACTAAAAAGATGATAACTCCTGCACTCAATAAAATAATTGATGCAAAAGTACAACAGCTTACAGCACAAGGTTTAACTAAAAAAGCAATAGACAAAGAGATAGGTATTTTTGCTAGGTCTATTTCTAAATCTTTGTCTACTTCAAAACTTGATTCGACTGCAATCGCACAACTAAATTTGCCTGAGAATTTTATAGGCAAAACAGTAGCACAGATAGCAAAAGATAAAGGTATAAAAGGAGGAATAATCTTTGATATGGCTGCTGCAGTTGCAGTAGATTCAGTATACCAACAAGCATACAACTTAACTGACGAAGAATATGAATGGAACTGGATACAAACTGCAGCAAGTCCTGTTTTTTCTGCTATAGGTTATTCTTTTTTAAAACTTAAAGAAAGCATAAATACGAATAATATAAGGGGTATTGATTCTGCTGAAAACTTTATGTACGACAAAATCATAACGGATGCAGCACTAGCAAAGGAAGCATACGAATCAGGAACCAAAGCCTTTGATCCCAAGGATGTAAACTTAAAAGGTTTAGGTGAAGAGTTTAAACGAAATAAAAGAAAACTTCTATCTTGGGTAGAGAAAGTACAGAAAGGTTCCGTAAAATTATCAAGAGAAGAAGGTACAGACAACCAATTTAATTCTAACTTAAAGAGATTATTTTGGTTAGGTGATACTGAAGGTGACATCAAAGGTGTCTATCAAATACTACTCGACAGAGGTGTGTTCTGGCCCGGAGTAAAACGTAAAAACTTAAAGACAAAAAGTGGTAAACCTAAAGATGACAACTTTACCAACTGGTTACTTGATACAATAGAACAACTACCTAAAGAAGCAAAAGCTGAAGTGTATGCTGCATACAGAGATACAATAAAAGCTTATCATCCTAACTACAAAAACAAAACATTAAGATCTGCAATGCAAATGATGGCAGCAGATGTGTCTGAAGGCATGGCTGAAGGATGGTTGATGAGTCACATGTCAAAAGGTTTTAAGAATAATAGAAACTTTTATGACGATGTAATGGATGACATATTAGATAATAGTGGTAGTGCTAGTAAATGGAAAATACCAAAAAAGATCTGGGATGAATTTGGTTGGTTTCAAAGACAATACATAAAAGGTCTTGTTAGTCATCCAGATACTACGTGGCTAAACGTAAAAGGTTGGAGTGTTGCATCTGTAGCTAACAGTACTACTGATATGACATACACGGCATTGTATGGAGGTAGGGCAGCACTTAGACATCTGTTTGAAGGCAGGTGGGAACGTACTGTTACTGGAGGTGGAGACTATAGTTTTTATGATTCTAAATGGTGGAAACAAACTAGACTTTTAGCAGATTTACAAAAGGAAAAAGTAAAAAATTTACTAGATCCTGATATGACAGAAGAGAAGTTTTTAGACACGTTTGTTTTATATAAAGAAGATATGAATGAACTTCTAACTATAATAAACACTATTGATTCACCAGAAAATATAAACAAAGCATTAGGGTTTCCTGAGTTAGACACAACTAAAAAAAACTATGGAAAAAAAGCAATAGAATTTACTATAGACAAATTGCAGACGGCTTATGGAGTTAAAATTATTGATACCTTTACTAAGTCTCAATCTTTTTACTACCATCTTGAAAGACAAGTTCGTAGAAATTATGGTATGACATATGCAGAACTTTTAGAAAGTGAAGGTGCATATAAAATTTTAAATGATAAATCTTTTATTGCAAGAGTTATAGCACCAGCTACAGAAGAAGCTCTTAAAGAATCTTTTTCGTATGACTACTCTAAAGCTGGAGCTAAAGGTAATAAGTATTTAAACTTTACTAACACAGTAAAGAGAGATGCTAACGGTGACATAAATTGGAGATCTACTAAATCTGATACCGTAGATTTTTATGATCCTATACCTATAATGGCAGGACTAATACAAGATATAAGAAAAATACCTCTCATAGGTACAGCTATTCCTTTTGGAAGATTCTTTAATAACTCTATAGCATTTATGACAGATTATTCTGGGGTAAGTTTAGCTTATAATTTAGTTAAAGGTGCAGCAAAAGGCACTCCAGATAGAGATCTTGGTAGACTTGCTGTTAAGGCTTCAGTAGGTTTTACTGCAAGCTGGGCTATGTCTGGATCAGAACGAGAATATTTAAAAGAAGGATTGCGGTGGGATGAAACACGAGCAGCCGATGGTAGTATAATACGTCATCAGTATAACTTTCCATATAATGTATTCAAAGCTACCGCTAGATTAATGGCTTATCATCAAGAAGGTTTAAAGATTCCAGCTGCATTAATAAAAGAATATGCTGTTGTATTTGGTCCTGCTCAACTAGAAAGACAATTAGACAGAAACTTTAAAGATGTGTTTAACTTTTTACATGATGGTACTTTAGAAAGAGAACCTCAAAAGCTTAAAGCTATTAGTGATTTTTTAAAAGGCACTGGAGCTAACTTAGCACAAGGATCAAGAGGTTTAGACCCTCTTAATAATGCTTTTAAAATTGCAAAAGGAAAAAATTTATTTGTACCTGATAAGAAACAAGGTATGCCAAATTTAAATAAAGGTTTAGTATATGTAGACGAGTTTATGAAAGCTTTTGGTGTTCCCGTAAATCAAAAAGAAAAGTATTCTCCTACTAATGTAAATCCTAAACGTATAAATTTAAATTTAATAGGTAAAACAGGTAGTCCAAAAAGTCACCTTGAAATAATGCTTGCACAGATAGGTCTTCCCCCTTTCCAAATTGGAACACGAAGTAAGTTTCCTGAAGTATCTAATTACATGAATAAAATAATGGCACTAGAGTTTAGTTTTAGATCGCAGGACATTTTACAAAGTAAAGAATGGAGAAATGGCGACTCAGAGTCACGTTTAAATTTGTTTAAAATAATGAAAAGAGAAGTGAGAGCAGCAGTAATAGATAGATTAAAAGTAGAATCAAAAATGAGTGGTAAAAGCGTACACTTTGAATTTGTTAAAAAAGTAGATCAGCTTAGAGAGCTAGAAAAATCTAGAACTCTAAATGAAATAGAGTCTGAGTTTTTAAAATATGATTTTATGATACCCGTAGATGATGACAACGACCCATCGACTCCAGATGTAATGAGAAAAGCAACGGATGTAAGAGAGTTAAGCTCAGAGCAATTAAAAACTCTTGATACGCTTATGGATATTAATGAATCTAAAGCACAAAGAGATTACGAAAAAGCAAAAAGGGGTAATTAAACCCCTCTTCACCCACACCAACTTCAACCACGAAGATCTGTATATCTTTTACACCACATAAATACCTCTGTCAAGCGTTCAATAGCTTTTTCTTTCTCTACAGACTCATCCATGTTCCTTTGTATATACTCCTCTAAAGGGTCTACCTTTTGTGCTACCCCTTTTATGAGATGATACTTTTTATTCTTGATGTATTGTTCTGCCTCTTTGATAATACTCATACTCCGCATGAACCTCCCTGACCACTGATGTCACATATGTCGTGAGTCTCTACGTGTTCATCAAACTCTTCCCCTAGTTTCTCAACTGCTTCACTGTAAGGTACAGATGTAAGCGGCTGACCACCACGACTGCCATCAGGGTAGCACGTAAACCCACGTAGCCTGTGAGCGTAGCTTGCTAATGTATAAGCAAAGTCACGTACAGTATCTTCGTTGTTGAGTTTACTACCCCAAGCAGGAAGATTAATTGTAGAACTAATACTCATGTCTACATAGTCTTGTACGTCAGCTTGAAACTTTATTCTTCTTTCGTAGTCTGAAGCTAAGTCTAACGCACTCTCTACTTGTTCTGGGTCTGTACCGTACAGATCAATGAGTTCTTGTGCAGCACTATCGACTACATATTGATATACCCATCGTGTATTCCCTTTAAGATATCTCCTCTTATATGCCACAGCAAAGATAGGCTCAATGCCTGTTGATGTACCAGCTAGTATGCCGATAGATCCTGTAGGTGCTATAGCTCTATTCGCTACTGGTTTGGTAATAGATAACTTCTCTGAGAACTCCTTAGAGACTTTATCAGACTCTCCCCTATATACTGAAAGCCACTGGTGTAACTCAGGAGTGACCTCATATTTGTATCCTTTTTTTATGAGCCACTCGTGTACACCCATAAAGCCTAGACCTAATCTTCTATTCTTAGCTCTAACTTTATACACTTTATCGTAAGGTAGCTGTGCCTTTAATGTCCCACAGATAAGGAACATAGTGGCTAGACGTACAACATCCTTTAGCTCAGTAAGAGTTTCGATGCGTCCAAAGTTCAGTGAACCCAAGTTACATACATCACTATCGTCTGCACTTGTTACTTCAGTACAAGCATTACGTAGTGTCTCATTTTCTTTATCAAAGAAGTTAAACGAGAATCCGGGTTCGGCTGTCTTCATAGCTTGTTTAACATTAGCCTCAAACGTAAGGCCAACTGCACCAGTTTCGTAGTAGTTAAGTAGCCAATCCGTATCGTAGTTAACTGAGACATTAGTCATGTCAAGGGGTGCAGGGAAGTTAAAATCTTCTTGCTTTATATCCCAGAGAGTTTTACCTGTACTACCTACAGGCATTGATGCCCAATCTTTTGCTACCAAGAACTTATTTATGTCAGGATGTCGCCAGTTAAGACTAGCGTAGATAGCTGATCTTCTACTGCCACCTTGCATCACCCTTCTCCCAATCTCATTTATCATATTCATCTTAGGTATAGGACCAGATGCTTCGCCACCTGTCCTCTGTATTGGTGCGCCTTCTCCTCTGTAGATAGAGTAGTCTACACCTATACCACCACCTGTCATCAGACAACTCTCTGACTTCCAAGATAGGTTAGCCCAGTCTTCTCGTGTATCTTCTTCAGCTTTGAGTAGGTAACAGTTGTTGAAGAACTTGTTGAGTCTACCTGCGTAGTACAAGTAACGACCACCGGGTATAAACTTCATGTCTCGTATGTATTCTTCTAGCTGCTGTCTCTCTTCTTTCGATAGGTAAGCATCTTGGCTACCTGTTGCGTCAGGAGATTTACATACATCTTCTACAAGAGTGTGAGCTAATGCAGCCCACGTTTCTGCTCCGTCATGTCTGTACTTGTGATTGAATATGTCTTCTGAGAATTTAGATCTCAGCATAGGGTTTAAGTTAGATCTGTATTGCATTATCTGTTGTCTCCGCTTCCTTTAATTTTACCTTGTCTCTTACGATTGTTTAGCTTGTCCATGTTTACTTCTATAACTTCTTTGAGTGAACTCTTATAGGCATTAGCTATAGCTGTAGCGTAGAACACTACGTCACCTAACTCTTTAACCATGTCAGCTTTTGACACAGACTTAGCATCACGTATAGTCTTCTGCATCTTACCTGCAACTTCACCTGCTTCACTCATCAAACCAAATAGATTTTCAAAGAGTCTCTTCTCAGGTGGTGTAATAATCATGTTCTCTACCCACTCACTGTATGCAGTGAACTGATCTAATGTATCGTTTACATCTAACTTACTATCAAAGTACCCCATCTTTTGTAGCTCCTCGTGTGTTACCATATCTTTACCTTTCTTGTATCTTTATACTGTTTATATGTACATCATCTATATCGTAGAATACATCCTCTACGAGTTCTCTTACATCTTGTTCGTGACCACCTTCATACATAGAGAGTATGTTAGCTTCTTCGTCTACTTCTATTCTGAATGTGACACTAAAGGATTTCATAGCACATCCTTACCTTCTAACACATTTATACGCATCTCTGCGTAGCGTCTAATCTTTTCTAAGTCTGTGATCTCTGACTCTACTGCATCCATACCTTCATATAATTTGTGTCCTGCTCTGCTTGCATACTTAATTATATTACCTATCTCAAAGGTAAAGCCATTCTGCATTATAAATGTTACTGGCTCTATAGCGTAACGAGTATAGTGAGAGGGTTCTTTTATTATGTCCTCTTCTTTTTTCTTTCCTGATAGATATTTAGGTACATCTATACTCATTTATCTTTCCTTTCAGTCTTTAGTACTATTCGTTTATGTTTAATTAGTTTACCTGTTTCTTTTAACCATGCTTCAGGTATAACCCTGTGAGCATACTTAAAGTTATTCTTCTCACACCAATCTGTATACGTACTCTTAGATCCTTTGTAAAGCTTTGCTTTAGCATTACTAAATATAAATCTAATGTCTAACTCTGGATGCTGTTGTCTTATACAATTATGCTTGTGTCTATCTTCAGAGTCGAAGATCCCTTTACTTTCTATTATGATTCCGTTGTCTAACAAAAAGTCTGGTGTGTAGGTACGATACCTCAAGTCTTCCCACTCTACTTTAAGTTGCTCGTACCTTACTTCAGTTTGTACCTCTTGTAAGAACGCAGCGATCTGTTTCTCAAGACCGCTACGATACCTGTATGCAATATGCCTACGTGTTTTTACCATCAGACTTCTCAGTGACTGAAGCTAGAGCATCTCTTAAATCACCTAACTTTACTGCTCCTTGTTTTTGTAGAGCCGATAGTACTTCATCAAACAGTTTTACAGCGTTCTGATTAATGGATACCCCATTCACTAACTTCTTTTGTTCGTCAGTTAAACTATCTTCATCAT